CATCTCAGTTACAATAAACAGAACTTTTCGCGGAGGACGCGCCTCTCCATTTTCATCCATTTCTTCAATAAATGAAGCTTCTTCAAATGACCATCGTTTTGGAAAAGCTATATGGCAAGCATCAAACACAGAAGTACGAGTTTTACCAGAACCACTGGACGACGATTTTAAATAAAAGCATCCGGTTCTGGCTCCGCGGCAAACCGTACTAAAAATTGTTCCTTCTAGCTCCGGCCCAATACTTGGTGTAGTTCGTAACTCTTCAATTAACTCGTCAAGGTTTTCTGACGGGTCGCCTTTCGCATGGCCGCCATGTAAATAATCATTTCTAATGACATTATAATTAGCTTCTACTGAGTTTAAAATGTCTTCCAATGTTGCGTCTTCAAACCGCTAATAAGCCTCAGACGCTTGCTTTGGATCATCAATATCTTTATCATCAATATAATATTGGCTAATATCATAATGCTCTTTTTTTAGTCGCCTTAACAATGAGTACTTTTTAAGTCGTTTATAATGAGTTTCAAAATTATGAATATTAGCTTGTTCATAACTAAACTTCAAAAACTCAAGTCCGTGACCAGATTCATATAATGCATATGATGCTGGATGCTTTTCAAGCTCTTGATCAACTTCATATGGAGTTAATTGTGTTGCTCCGTTTTTATATAAATTATAAATTATTGTAAAACAAATTTGAGCTGTTTTTACATCAAAATCCGCAGGTGTAATATCAGAATATTCCAATAACAACTGCGGATTAATCATTAAGCTGCCTATAATTTGTTTATAACCAGCTTTGTCAGAAAGAGTCATAAGATAATCACCACTCAATCTTCATTTAAGAAATCATCAGGATTAAGATACTCTATTTGTGAAGTTTTAGCTTCACGCGGCTTAACCACATATGTTTGAAGCTTCTCGCGCATTGCGCTAATAATTTTTTCGCTATTATAGGCTTGCTTTGCTTGATATGCTTGCATCCGAGCCACAGTTGTTGGATTGATTAGACATAACGAATCGGCCAACTTTGCCTTATGTTCAACGTTGTAAATATAATCTAAACAATTAATAATTGTCTCATCAGTATATCCATACTTGTCCATTAAACGCTGTCGTTCTGTCCATATACGTGGCCCAGGAGATTTTAGTTGAAAAATTGAACATACTTTTGCAGAAAAATTATCGCGTGCTTGCTTTTCGCGCAAACAAGTTGGACAATAGCTATGAAGAATCTGAGCATTTGGTGACGCATAATCAACAAGTTCTTCCCTACGAAAGATTTGTTTACAACCATAACACTTTCGTGTTGTTCTTTCAGCCATTATTTCACATCCTTATACTTTATATAAATATTATATCATAATTTTTGGAAAAAGTCAAATTAAAAAGCCCATAGGGCTTTTTAATTTAGTTTAATTCTTTCATTTCAGTAATAAACAATTCAAGCAGATCGGATTGAGATGGTACAGCTTGACTCAATTTAAAGTCTTCGCTACCAAAAACTTTACGTACAATATCTTTCATAATATGAAGCCGCTGATCTTTCTCTTCCTCAGTTTTTGCGGCATCAAGATACCTAATCCAAATGCTCCTAGCTTCTTCTTGAATCTCATTAAATGGACGATCTTTAACCTGTATAAATTCAGTATGGTCAGTTACTTCTGCGCCATCACGCTCGACTGCCATATCAATAGCATCACCAATTGCCTTTACTAATTCATTATATCCAAAACTAATCTTAGGTGCTAAATACTGATAGCGGCTACCAGCAAAAATAGTTGGCGTAGAGCGTGTATAAAGATAACGTTCAGATGTACCATTACTATTCATTTGCACTTGTAAATATCCAATAATGTCTACCAAAGAATTAATAATTGTATAACATTGATTTGGAAGGTCAGGAGCCACTGCGGTAATTGCATTACCATCCTCATCGCGCATTTCAGTGGGCTTTTCCTTAGCGTGTGCAATAAATAGAATACCAAAACCTAATAATGTAATTTCACGCCAGCACTCAGAGAACTCATTTCTTAACATGCCCCAGCCCTGGCCCCAAGGAATCTCACGAATGGATTCTACGCCTTCACGTTGACAAATGTATTTCTCGCAAAGCTGCCAGGCAATAGAGGCAGTATCAACAATAATTGTATCGTACATTTCTCGCGCTTGCGGCTTCCGTAGCTACGAAAGTATCTTTTTAAAATCGGACCAACGTAGAATAGGGACACCTCTAATACCGGCTAGAGCATTTGTGCCTTGCTCAAAGTTTAGGAACAATCCTCGTGGAAGTTGACTGCCAAAAGTTGATTTGCCAGTCTTAGGTTCTCCATAAATTAGAATATACTTTCCTTTTAAATCGCGTGAGATTTTAGAAGGCTATAGGTTAAAAATATCTAAATCCATTCAAATCACCTCTTTAAAAATATAACTGGGAAATTAATCCCAGTCATATTTTGCCGAGGTCTTTTCAGCCTTCGGCGCAGTCTTTGTAGCGTCAACACGCATCTGCTCAATCATCGCCTGACGCACATTAAATGCTTTCTTAATATCAGCCGGATCATAAGCAAACTCATCTTCATGAGGGTCATCATCACCGGTTGTAATAATTAGCTCGCGAGTATATACAGTAGTTGTATCAGGAATATCCTCACCCCAACTACTCTTGTTACCAGAAGTATGAGCTTCCTTAGAAGTTACACGAATGCGACCCCTTGCATTGATAGTCTTATTGGCTTCCCAATTACGACTAATAAAATCAACCTGAGCCGGGCCCTCTACTACAAAGTCAAGAACATCAAGCTTGCCGTTATACTGTACGATACCAGCGCGAAGAATAAGACGCCCAGTTGGCTCTTCGTTACTATCGGTCTCATCATGAATATCCATGATAAAGATTTCCTCATTGAAACTAGCTACATCAGACGCCTTTACTTTACCGATAAAAGATGCGTTAATACGCCAAGTCTTAACAATCTGTCCAGAACGCGCAACATAGCTATTCTCCTGAAGTGTTGCTCCACCAACACGAACCGTATCGGCCTCATCAATACCAACGTTCTGGGCAGTCTTCATGTTCTTTAGCTCTTGAATCTGCTCATAAGAAGGATTGGGAAGATTCTTACTTGTAAACTTCGCGGCAAACATACTTACAGGAATCTCACTAGTTTCCTTCTGGCCGCCAACTTCCTAAGTAACACGAATAGTAAGGTTTGCGCTCTCATAGGGGCGACCATCCTTCATCGTGCCAGTACGGAATGTTACATCTAGAAGCTTACCAACAATATTAACTTTATTTAGTGCTTGCTCTTTAATACTCTTCATAATTTTTTACCTCAATTTCTTTTTTCTTTTCTATATTATATCATAATTTTTAAATAAAGTCAAAAAATAAAATAGGCGATTTCACGAGAAATCGCCTAATTATTACTTAATTAGGCATTCGCCTTAGCGGCCTTCGCAGCGGCACGAGCAGCAGCGCGCTCAGCCTTAGCGGCCTCCTTCGCAGCGGCCTTCTCAGCTTCCTCAGCAACAGGATCATAAGTTAGGCCAGCCTCAGTAAGAGCATGATACTTTACTACATGGGTCTTAGCCTTGCGAGTCTCAGTCGCAGGAGCATCCTCAACAACTTCCTCACGGGTGTTGGAGGCGTAGCCCTTCTTCACTAGGGCATTCATAGAACCAGTTACAGCGGGAATAGTAATCCCTAGAGCATTAGCAATATCAGCCTTGCTATAATCCTTACCATTGCCATAGTTCTTCTTCAAAAAATTTAATACTAACTCTGAATTTGTCGTCATAATGAATCATTCTCCTTTTTGTTATTTATTATAATATTTATAAGCGGCAAGGTTTTTCTCCTTTTCCTCTTTATATATTTATTATATCAAAGTTTTTTATTTTTGTCAAATGCTTAACCAATGATATTTATAAGCGGTTCGGTTCGGCATATCACGCACTTTACTAATATTAGAACTATATGCGTTTTTTGCCTTACCAGTGTCTTTTAACCATTCTACTGCCGCCTATATTGTTGGAAAAGATTTATTTTCTTCAACACAGTAGATAGCTAGATTTTTATTATCAATATAATTGTTTATATTGAAATTATCATAATCCTAGATTTTACACCAGATATATCCACCAGCAGTCTTTGCTTCACCATTAACAGCACTCCATAATTGAGTTCTACTAATATGTGTTATTTCTTGGGCTTCTTTTAAAGAAGCAAATTCTTCAATAATTTCACCAGTATTTTTATTAATTTGATAAACTGGTTGATATTTTCCTTGGCCAGATAAATCATTAGCTTCTAAAATTTTCAATACTGTCTAAAGTGAGCACCCAAATTGTCGTGCCGTTTCAGAAGCATTCTTCTTACCAGTAGAATTAAAGAATGCTAAGATTTCATTTGAGTTAAATTTTTCTACCCCATCTCCACCAAGAGAACAATTATATCCTTTTGGAGCGATACAATCAAAATACTGTATCCAATACTTTTCACGCTCATTTAAATTATCATTCTCAGTTTTTTCTACCATTTCTATATGGAAATGTTCAAATCCATATTTTCGCATTGAACGATAAAGCGGATAATCAGTGTCTAATTTTTCTGGATGATGCCCTTTCCATAGATGGTGTTGCCATCTATATTTAATATCATTTCGTGTCTATCCAATGTAAATTTTATCATTTACATCATTCACAATTTTATAAATATATCCCATACTAATCCCTCCGCAGATTGTAATTATAGGATAGCTTGCCTTCGGAGTGACATTATCTCAAAGAGTAGCTAATTCTTTGTTCCCTATCTTATGTATTAATTATATCATATATTTTTATCTTTGTCAAATATTTATCTGCTTCAATTATTTATAATTTTCTTTGAAGCTCTTCCCTTTTGACAATTATATTATAGCATATTTTTATGAAAAGTCAAGTATTAAACAATTCTTCTGCGAGAGACGCCGCTTCTTCATCAGAAGTCGCCTCATTCATAATACGCTGTAACTTTGCCATGACGTCAACGGTATAATTATGCACCGCTTTTTGCCGCGATGCAATCTGGTTTTGAATATTGTTTACAACAATATAAGTACCAGTAAGAAGCTTAATATAATCATCTTTGGTGAGAGCGGCTTCGGACATCAGCTTATCATGCAGCACATTAAAATCAGTATGTAATACTTCTGCATTTTTTACACCGTTATTATCGTCATGCTTTTCATTGTAATCCATGACTTGTTCAGCTAAAACACTAACTGTTGATGTTAGCTCCTGAAATAATTTTAGATAATCTTTATTCATATTAACCTCACATAACTTCAATTGTGGTATTAGAATCTCGTGCGTCTATAATACGAACACCAGTAGTCATCCGATTCTGTACTGGAATAGAGTTAATATCAAGCAATACTGCTTTATTATTAGCACTAATAAAGAGCTTTTCTTGTGAATCAAGTACACCATAAATTACTGCTAACATTTCATCTTTAAGATTCATAACTTGAGGCCCACGTACTCCGCGAGAAGTTTCATTGAAGTCCTCAATCTTAGTAATCTTCCCACGTCCAGAAGTGGTAATTGTTAAAAGTCCGCGGTAAGTTAAATCATTCTTAATTAGTGTAGCAGATTGGATATAACCATCTTCATCTAATTTAATAGCTTTTACACCTTTAGTAACTCGTCCAGTCGCGGTAATATTATCCAAAGAATAAAAATTGTAATTGCCGATATTGCTAGTAATGAAAACTTTATCGTTGTCATTATTAGATAAATATACACCGACAAGTCTATCGCCGTCATCTAGCCTCACCGCGGCAATACCACGTTTCGCGCGAATATTATAATCAGCAACATTACTCTTTTTAATGTAACCATTATGACTTATAGTAATAATGGAGCGATATGCATTAAATGAAGTAGAGTCAATTAATAACTTAACTTTTTCATTTTCTTGCGGTGTAAATAATGTATAAATTGAATAATCTTTTCCTAAGTCTAGATCACTAATATTAAATTGATACATTCGGCCGCAATCAGTAAAAGCGGCTACACTACCATGATTAGTAGTATATAATGTATTAATTAGATTCGCATTTTTTGGCGGCTTAATGTTTATACCCTTTTTCCCACGCCCAGCACCTTGTAGATTATCCTTTTGTACAACACGAATCATATCGTTATCAAAAAGCATAATACCGACATCTTCTTCAGGCGGTAACTCTACCACTTCATCAGTATTAATCAGATTTGTAATAACAGTACGTCGCGCATCCCCATACTTATTAGCAACTTCCTGTAAGATTTTAATTAATTCTTCATCTAAATCGTGGGGGGTATTTAATAAGTGTTGAAACCGCTCTATATCTTGTACAAGTTGCGCCAGCTCATCTGTCAATTTTACAATATCTAGCTTTGTAAGCGATGAAAGCTTCATAGCTAGAATTGCTTTTGCCTGTTCAAGATTAAACTCATAGGTAGTAACTAATTTGTTCGCGGCTTCGGTTGGATTCGCAGAAGCCCGAATTAATGCAACAACTTCATCAATAATTGAATATGCTTTAATTAAACCTTCTACAATATTCTTTCGCGCCAGTGCTTTATCCAAATCATATTGAATGATATTACGTTTACACTGTCTAATATGCGCAATATACGCATCGCAAGCCGCCCGCCATCCAAAGACCTTAGGGAATCGTCCTTGGTCAAGTAGTACCATATTAATTGAAAACCAATTCTCAAGCGATGTATCTTTATAAAGTTTCTCAATCATACGGTTAGCATTGACACCTTTAGAAAGATAAATCCGAATATCCGCTTCCTTTTTAGTATGGTCTACTACGCGTTCAATGCCATATTCTGGATGTTCAGCGGTAAGTTCTGCAAGCTGGTCAATAATTGTATTAGTAAATACACTATATGGTAGCTGTGTAGCTTTAATCATATTCTGCTCAGGCACATATTCCAAGTTTGCACGAATGCGAATTGACTCACCTTTCCCCACACGTAATGATTCCTTAACTGCGACAGAATTTGTAATAGTACCGCCGCATGGGAAATCTGGCGCGCAATAAATCTCATCAAATGTTGCTTCTGGGTTTCTAATAAGAGTAATAAGGGCATTATTAACTTCTTTTAGATTAAATGTTGGCACACTAGTAGCTAATGCAACCGCAATACCAGAACATCCATTTACGATATTCCAGAAGCCAATGGATGGAAATACAGAAGGAATAAGTTCAGTATCATCATAGTTGTTATAATACTGATCTCCAATTGCGTTCTTCTTCAATCCATCAAATAATATATTGCTAATTTCGGCCGCCTTCATCTCCACATAACGTTCCGCAGCATGACTATCAGGAGACGTAGGATTGCCATAGTTGCCTTGAACCGCTTCAAGAGGATAGCGGTAAGACCAAGGACGTGCTGCGCGAATGAATGTGTCATACATAGCAGCATCGCCATGAACATACGACTGACTCATTGCGGCAGCGACAGATTTTCGCGCTTTTTGGTATTTATCCTTGTAAGTTAGTTTATTACTATACTGCGCATACAACCCTTGCCGCAAACCAATTTTAAGCATGTCGCGTACATCGGGGATAGCTCGTTCTTGGGCCACGGATGCAGCATAGGCTAGGAACGCGCTTTCAGTAGTTTTTTGGAAGTCTACTTCTTTAACCAATGGGTTCACTTCCTTTTCTTTGTTTATTATATTATAACATAAGTTTTATTAAAAGTCAATTATTTTTCACACAAAATAAATATTCTTTTGTATGTAGCGCTCTATTATTTAAATTTCTGCACCCTCTAAATGTAGGATAATCTTCAGTTATAACGCCCACTTCACCGTATTTAGATAAAATATCTATCATTTCATCATATGAAATAAAACCTTCATTATTATAAGAAATAATATATTCATTAGCTTTAATATGCTGTAATGTTTTTTCTAATGCTTTTGCGGCGATAGCTTTTTTATTAAAATCACTTCTATTCCAATCGGTTGGAATGCCGCTAACTGCACTTATTTTTTCTGGCTTTTTATAAGTAGCAATTAAATTGAGCATAAAATAATTGCTACCATATGGATGCTGATTATATGGTGGATCTAAATATGCAATATCACATATAATATCATCTATTATTTTAGTAGTATCTAAAGTCAATATCTCTTTTTCACATTCTTTAGAACTAAAAATAGGCTTTTTTAATTCAATTGTACCACAAATACGGCTCAAAGCATTTTTCCCTTGCCCGCCCCATTGTCCAATCCCAGAAGTATTTTTATAAAAACCCTTAAATACACCAGAAGTATTTACATGAATAGATGCTTCAGACATCAAAGGAGCAAGAAAAAATGGCTTTAAATATTCTGGGCATTG